CGTCTGCATTCGCAGTAGGTGCAACGCCTCCTGATCGGGCAGGTTCCACGCCCGGGACAAGTCGGCCAGCGTGTCCCAAAACTGGTGCACCCGCTTGCTCGAGCGAAATAGCATGATGCCGGCACACCACTGCAGCACGTCGTCAGAGAAGGCCACCTCCTCCATCTCCATGTGCTCGACTCGCCAGCGGCACCACTCCACGAGCGTCGGAAACAGGCACACGTCCGCATCGACGTACAGCGTCGGCACGTTGTCGGCCGGGAGGTTTCGCAGCGTCCGCAGCTTGTCGAGCATGCAGTCGTTCCACCCGTCGCTCTTGAACTCGCCGGTCGGGCACGACTGCTCAACCCGCATGCACACCCGCTCGTCAAAGCCCCAGGCCCGGCTCATGACGTACTTGCGGGCCATCTCTTCGTGCGTATCGGTGTAGTAGGTGACGAGCCTCAGCATGGATGGTGTGCCCTTAGCGCCTTGGTGGTGGTGGCTGAAATCTCATGCCACTCGTCTGATCGTGGCCCAGGCACGGTCTCGATCCAGTGGCGGTTCAGGTGGTGCTCAGCGTGCCACGCCGCGCCGGGCACGTGAGCACCACCCTCCGCGCCAATGTTCTGAATGCGAGCCAGCAGGGGCCGCACTTCGTAGCGGTCACGCCGGCTGAGCTTGTCAAGCACGGTGTCCCACGAGATTTGCCGGTCTTCCGCCGGCCAGGTGTCCCGCACGGTTTCCCAGCGGTCTTTCCACGTCGCCCATCCCCACGGAGTAAACCATTGCTCTCGGACCACGGCGTTGCGGTAGCCCACCTCGGCGGCCGGCGTCCGTTGGTAGCCGCAGACGCTGAAGACCGTCTCGTCTTTCTCGTACGCCGTCAGCGCCCAGTCCGCGAACCGCAGGAAGTCCCGGCCGGGCACCGTGTCGTCCTCGAGGGCTATCACCCGCTTGTGGTGGTCGAACCCGTAGGCCAGGGCCGAGTAGGTGTTGACGTTGCACCCCACCCGCTGCGTGCCCACCATGGCCCATGCCTTGACGTGCGGCAGCATGGTGAACGCACGGGCCAGGTCGATGACCTCGTCGTTAACCGGCTCGCACAACATCGCCACCGGGAACCGGTCGATGTCGTCACACCGAGCCAGCGCGTCGAGCACGGCCTTGGTGTAGCCCGGCCGGTTGCACAGCGTCATGACAACTACGGTTTCGCGTTTGGCGTTAGTCACAGGTCGTGGTGCTTTCGTAGATGGTGTGGGGTGGCCCGCGCCACCGCAGGCGGCGCTCGGTTGGCGTCCAGTTGGTTTGCTGCTGTCCGCACCGCAGGCGAATCACGGCCGGCGTCGGGATATCGCCGTCATCATCGGCCCCGTACCTCTTGGGAAGCCCGAGAATCATTCGCCACTTGGCGAGCGACTGAAACGAGTAGCCGAGTTTGATGGCGATGTCGGCCAGCCGAACCTTTGGCTCGGCGTTCCACAGCTCGGCGAATCGTTTTTGGGTGGGCTTATCCATCACGGCACGTGGCACCACCACGAAGGACTGGGCTCATGCGTGATGCCGCACGGGCCGTTGACGAACCGGCACAACGCCGTCCGCACCCGGAAGGGCGGTTTGTCGTAGTAGTCGTGGCCGGCGATGATGCCGCCGCTCTTGACCTTGGGCCACCACGCCTTCAGGTCTCGCAGCACGCCCTCCAGCGAGTGGTCGCCGTCGAGGTAGACGAACGCCAGCGACCCGTCATCAAACGTGGCCGCGGCCTCGACGCTGTCCATGCGGAGCGTCTTCACCCGGCCCCTGTGCAGCGCGGCCACGTCCATGGCCTGGCGGTAGCGCAGCTCGTGCTCTGCGTCCGAGCCGTTCATGATGTCGTCGTAGCCTTCGATGTGGCACCAACGGTCCACCATGACGTAGTCGCCGTGCCACAGCGACAGGAAGTCAGCCGAGTACTTGCCCTCGGCCACGCCCACCTCCACGGCCGTGCCGCTGATGCCCAGCGTCTGCAGGAACAGCGGAAACATGTTGCGGTGAACTGGTTTAATCACGACACCCTCACGGTAGTACGTCCTTCGGTCCCCCAAGTCTTCTCCACCAGCAGCCGGCCAACGTTCGTGTCGTCGCCCATCACTTCCTGCAGGGCGTCCAGCACGGCCTTGCCGAGGTTGTCCACGTCGGGCCGCGGCAACGCCGGTGCCGATGCCTTCACGCCGCTCTTGGTCAGGTGCGACTTCGGCCGGGCGAAGACCGCGTCAACGATGACGCTGACTGGGGCGGTAGCTTCCACCAGCCCCGCCGCTCGAGCAGCGAGCGCCACCGCCTGGCGGTATGCGTGGATCGGGTGGTCGCCCGGCACGTACGCATGGCCGTGCTTGCCACGCACTGTGATGCGGGGCCGCGGCTGCGGGACGGGGTCACCGGGGACGCTGAACGTGATCGCCATGCCGCCAGAGTGGCGACCGTGTCAAGCGCGGCACATCCGCCGCCCGCGGCTGCCGCGCGACTGGCTCGCCATCTCGCTTTCACCACGCCGCTCGGCGTAGTGCCGCTCCCGGCACTCACGAGCCCGCTCGGCGATTTGGTCGGGAGTCGGGTCGTTCGCCGAGTAGCACTCTTGCATGGCCGATGGTTGCCGTGCTGGTAGCCCCAGCTGCATGCGGTAGTTGTCCACCCACGACAGCGAGCACTTGAACCGCTCGGCCAAGTCCATCCGGCTCGCACCTGCCGCCCACAGCCGGCGGAACTCTGCTTCAACGATCCTCACCTTTGCCATCTGTCACCCTTTCGCCGCGAGGTAGAGCCCGATATTCGCCGCTGCGTACCCGGCGTAGGCGATGGCCAGCCCGTGCTTGCCATGCCACGCCAGGTCCGCAGCCACCCACACGTAAATCACGCCCGTCAGGGCAATCAGCCAGGGTGCCATTACTCCACCGCCAGCGGCATGATGACGCCCGTGTACGGGCCGCACCGCAGCAGCACTCGGCTTTGCCGATCCGTGGCGTACACGTCCACCTGGGGCTCCTCGTCGGCCGGGATGGCCCGCAGAAAGTCCGCCAGGTAGCGCGGGTCGAGCTTCGTGGTGCTCGTGGAGCCGGCCACCACCAGCGGGCACTTGACGGTGCTCTCCCCGTACTCGCTCGAGCGGCCCGAGATGACGAGCGTGTCCTCCGTCCACACCAAGTCCACGCCCTTGCTCTGCTCGCTCGTCACGATGGCGGCGGCCCGCACGCTCGCGAGCAGCTCGCCCACCTCGAGGAGCATGGGTTCGCCCTCAGGCTCGCCCACCACGTCACGCCACCGGGGGAAGCGGCCCTCGACCAGCCGGCCCGTCACGGTCGTGCCGTCCAGGGTGAACTGCACTTCCTTGGCGTTGGCCTCGACCTGGACGCTGCCGTCACCCGTCGCCATGCCAGCCACGATGTCGAGCACCCGGCGCGGCACGAGCGTCTGCCGGTCGTCCACCGCCTGGTCGGTCTCGGTCTCCACGCACGCGAGCCGCCGGCCGTCCGTGGCCACCCAGGTCGGGTTGCCATTGGCCACCTCAATCAGCACGGCCCCGAGGGCATAGCGGCTGCTCTCGGCGTCCGTGGCGTACGTCGTGGCCCTGGCGGCCCGCGCGAACTGGTCGGCCGGCAGACGGCACACGGCCTGCAGCTCGCCCGGCTCCCACGTGGGATACTCGGCCACGTCCTCCGTGGGCAGCGTCCACGAGCCGCCACCACACTTAACGCTGACGCTCGGCCCCTTGGCCGTCAGCGTCACGTCGTCGCCCGTGGCGGCCCGGACGATGGCCAAGAGCCTCGCATGCGGCACCAAGAAGGGCTCGCACTGCTCGGCAATGGCACGGTCAATCCGTACCTCCAAGTCCGTGCCGGTGACGAGCCCGTCGCCGATGCGGCAGTTGGCCAGGATCGGCTTTGCCGGCCGGGTTGGGGTGGCATGATGGATGGCCAGCAGCGCCTCGAGCAGTTCACTCTTGGGCAGGCGGATCGTAGTACTGGCAGCCTTGGGCTTCGTAGCGGTTGCGCTTGTCATGGTCAGAGTCCTTTCTGTGACACAGGGAGACGCCCACGGCGGTGCCGAGGAAAAACGTCAGTACGTTGAAAAGCATCCCGAGAGCGATGCAGGTGAACTCAGAGACGGTCATGCGGCACCGCCTTTCTGTGGGCCGTAGTGCAGCGTGAACAGGTGCGCCGCGTCGGCCTCGGCCTGGTCGCGGTCGTGGCTCAACTGGGCGTTCTTCCGCACTACCAGGCGGATGGTGTCGGCGGCCCACTCCAGCAGCTTGCGGCTGTGGTCGTCGATGTGGTCCGACCAGGCGTGCATGGCCAGCATGTCGGCGAGCACCAGCGGTGCTGGGGCCGGGTACGGGTTCTCAGCCTTCATCGACCACCTCAATCCCACGGGGCTTGCCCTGCGCCATGCGGATGTAGCCCTTACGCTCCAGGGCCTCGAGGTGAACCGTCACGCCGTGCGGCGACTTGATGGACATCGCCGCCGCGATCTCGCGCACGGTCGGCGAGTAGTACGCCATGTTTGCCTTGATCCACTCCAGCACCTCGCGTTGGCGAGCGGTGAGGGGAAGGGGCTCGGTCGGTGTCTCGGTGGTCATGTGCCCTCCTTGGCGGCTGCTAGTTTTCTACGGGTACGCTCAAACGCTTCGGCTACGTCGCCGGTGAAGACCTTGGGTGGTGCCGGGCCGTCGCCGAAGTCACGGCCGGATGCCGACGCCTTGGCGGTGTCGAACGTCCCGCCAAGCACCTTGTCCACGAAGCCGTCCGCGAACAGCTGGATCATCGTGGGCGGCGTCTTGAAGAACCGGCACGACGGCAGGCGGGCAATGGCGGCCAACGCTTCGCAGCACCAGGCCGAATCTGCCAGCAGGTCGTCGGCACCCTTGGGCGGCCGGTCCAGCTTCCACGGCTTAAGGCCCGAGCCGGCTGCGGCCCATGCCTGCAGGATTTCCTGCCAAGCCTCGCGTGGAGAGGAGAACTTCTTATCTCCTAGTTCTCCTAGTTCTGGGGCGCTTGAGCGCCCAGGGTCCGACGCTTCAGCGCCCCCACCCTGGGCGCTTGAGCGCCGCACCTTGTCCTTGGCATGCCTGACGGCAGCCTGGACCCGGGCTTTCGCGGCCGAGCTGAACCGACGCTCCCATCCTGGGATCGCCACAGTTCCGCTTGCCTCGTCCACCTGAAGCCAGCCGACACGCTGGACGCCCGCCCAGAACGTGTCACTGCCACCAAACAGCTTGCCGAGCCGGCGGACCGTCATCCGGGCCGTACCGTCCTCGGAGTTCATTGCAGACCACAGCCACAGCTGCACCAGCCGGCCGATCACGGCGTCGGCCGGATCGCCGGTCTCGTCCACGAGCTCGAGCACCTCGGGCTTCGTGGCGAGATTGCAGTCGATGGGGCACCACTCACCGGCCAAGAGAAGTCTCCTTAAAACGCAACGCTTTCCAGAAAAGCAGCGTCAGCATGCAGAGAGTCCAGCCACCTAACCGCGTCGGCAGGATTCGCGGCCCACTTCGCAACCAACTGCTGCCACTGGGCGTTGCACAGCTGGACGCTCTTGCTCCCGCTGGCGAAGTAGACGGTGCACGCCTCAACATCTTCCTTGGTGTCGATAGCGCGGGTAAATGGGACGTTGTGCCTGCACACTGCGACCGCGTCACCAGTTGGCCTGCGAGACAGCCGCGTGTAGGCAAGCTCCTGCCCACGAGACAGCGACTCAAGGTCGCTGCTATCACGGCTGAACTCAGCAAAGAGAAAGCATCCGCTTGACTCGACATAGAAGTCGATGTCGCTCGGCGTGATTCCACGAGCCAGCACTCCGTTCCAACCGCTGCTGTCCAGCATCTTTCCCTGGGCGTATGCCTGTTCGCAGATAATGCGTCCGCCGGAGTTACTCACTTTGTTACCTCCATGACAAAACCGAACGACGAAAACGCACGCGCGAAATCGTCAACCTCTTGGCCGAGAAACAGAACAGCCTGGCCCTGCAGCGGCGTAGCGCTTGGCTTGCCGGGGGCCCAGAACCTCACTCGGCCCCGTGGAAAGCAAATGGCCGACGCCTGCTCAGCCAGCGACTGGAACCATTTGGTTTCCGTGGCGTTGTTCACGAGCACGACGGCCCGCGAGACGGTGCCGGTGGCGTATGAGTCGCAGAGCTTCTCGACAAACTGGCCGATCAGCCCAGACTCGTAGGGCGGGTTCATCCAGACGTTGCCATCCCACTCTTGGGCAAGGCCGTCATCCTCAGCGGTGTAGTACTTGTCGGCACCAACTACCTCGTTCGCAGCAGGGTTAGACGCTGGGTCAAGGTGGATGTCGTGCAGCACTAGGCGGGCGGCCTCGATGTATTCCTTGGGCGTGTACCACTCGTTGTCGCCGCTGTTGTTGGCGACGTGCGGCTTCGCCTTTACAGCCTGGACGGCTTGCTGCACCTGCTCGGCAGTCGGCCCCTCGGGCAACGCCTGGGCCGCTGCAACGATGGCGTGCTTGGGTGCCTCAATCTCGCCGGTCGCAATCTCACGCTCAATGCCGAGCGTCTCGACGGCCTCAGCAAACTTTCCGTCTCGCCGGATTGTCTTCTCGTCCACGCCGTGCTCTGCGGCGAGAGATTCGGCTGAAACGCGGACATTTTGTCCGGGTTTGTCAGAAGGGCGGCCCGGCTTTTTCGTCCGGTTGTATCGCCGCCCACGCAGCAGGCTCATCTGCCGAGCGTCAAGGTTTCTTCGACCGAGTTGGTTCCTGTCGATCCAGTCCTCGGCCTCGTCGCGGCTCTTGAACCGCAGTTCGTGAACGTCGAACGGAAGGCCAAGTCGCGAGCAAATCTCGTAGCGGTTGTGGCCGTCGAGCAGCGTGAGCGTCCCCTTGCTGGCCCACACGACCAGCGGGTCGCGTGCACCGCCGTGCTCAACAATGTTCTCCTCGAGCTGCTGCCGCTCTTCGGCCGACAGAGGCGGGATCAGTGCCGAAAACTCGGCGTCGATCTTGATGTCTTCGTAAACCTGCGGCATAGATGCCTCCTTGCGTGACGTGATGTGACTGCCGTGCCACTCTGCCTTGGATGTCAACGTGTATTGGCCCGTATCGCCGGGCTCGCGCCGGTGGTTACTCGCCACGCCCGGTAGGCGACCCATGCGGCTGCGAAGCCGCCTCGGCCAGGGCGGGCCGCTCGCGTGTCTCAGGTTGTGCGGCCCGCTCGAGCTCCAGGGCCTGCTCAATCAGCCGCTCTCCAATCGCTCGCAGCCTGGGAGCCACGGCCGCCAGGGCCTGCTCCCGGGTCGGCTGCCAGTAGTCGGACATCTCCTCTCGCGTGGTCTCCCACCCGGAGTCATCCATGCGGCGGCGCTGTACCGACAGGTACTTGCCGCAGGGCGACAGCGTCATCTCGGAGTGAAAGTGCGGTACCGGCGAATGCGGGTGCCACATGCTCAGGCCCTGGAAGCCGAAGAACGCTCGGTACATGGTCTGCTGGTCGCTCATGGCTACCTCCCGTATCCGTGGCCATTGACCGACACCGCCTCGGCCGGCTCGCGCTCGGCCTCAAGGAACTCCACCCGAGCGTGGATCCGGTCGCACAGCTCGTCGGCCTGGAACGACGTGAAGGTGCCGTCCTTGACCCTGACGTCGATCTTGCGACGCATGGCGTCGAGCTTCGCGATGTCGGACTCGGCTTCGATGGCGGCCTTGGCCACCTCAAACGGGTCCGCTCGCTCTTCGGCCGGTGTATCAAACTTGGGGCGCACCACGACGGGCTGGGCCGCGGCCGGCGTCGTCGGGTAGTCCTGTGCTTCCTCGGCCGTCACCAGGCCCTTGAGCACGTCGGGGAAGGCGTCACGCAGGGCGAAGCCACGGGCACGCAGCTGCAGCATGCGGCGCGGGTACTGCGTCCACGGGCCGGTCTTTCCCCACAGGCTGGCCTTCTTGGCGTCGGTCACGCTGAACCGCACCACGGTGGGCTTTTCGTAGCCGCGCCGTTTGGCCGTGCAGGTGGCCACCATGCCGTCGCCTTCGCCGTCGATCGTCTCAGTGACCGACTCGCACACCGGGCTGGCCATGGCCACCGCGAGGGCAGCGTCACCCCAAATCGCAGGCCGCCCGTTGATGCAGGCGATGTTCTGCAGGCTCTGCATCGGGCTCAGCCCGATCTCGCTGCCGTGCTGGATGGCCAGCAAGCAGGACTCGGGCTTGCCCCGGAAGTCCTTCGGGGCGAACTCGCTGGCGGCGACCATCTTGGAGAACCGAAAAGCATCATCAAACGAGGCGAGGGCCAGCCCCCTCGCGGGCGTCGTGGTTGTCGAAAGCTCTGTGCTCATGTCTGCGTCCTTTGCGTCTAGCGTCCTTAAAACCAGCGGCGTCCCCGTCCTGCGTCGGCCGCTCTCTGCGTCCTTGCCACCGGGGCTCCGCCCCGTCTCCTGCGTTCAGTTGCCCGCGTACTCCAGGTCGTGCGGGTAGTACCACAGCGTCTCGCCGTCGATCTGGACGACCACGACCGTGTGAGTCACGGCTGTCACCGTGCCGATGCCGTGCGTGTCCTTAAAGGGCAGCTCGGCTCGGACGCGGTCGCCGACGCGAGGCGTCCACACTCCATAGGTCTCGGCCATGCCAGCGATGGCACCGGCGTACTCGGCGTGGTGGGGATCCGTAGTCATCTCGAGGGTCTCCTGCGTGGTTGGGTTGCGTACTGTACGCCTGGCCATCAAAGAGTCAAGCGGCCAAAATCAGCCTTCGAACGGTGAGTTGGGGAGTCGTATTCCTGTACAGGCTGCGTGTTGCGGTACTGCGACAACAGGGTAGCAGTATCGCAACTACAGTCAACCGGCAATTCCAGCGGACACGATCCGCAGGACGATGATGAGCAGCTCGAGCCAGATGTCGGCGTTCATGGCGTGGCCCTCCTTGGCCGTAGAGTCCTGTGCCCGCCGGCCCTGGTGCCGGCGGGCGTGGTGTTTGGTCAGGCGGCGAAGCAGCTCATCGGCAGCCGAATGGTCGCCTTGTCGATGCCGCGACCAATCGACCGAAAGTCAGGGCTCACCGTCAGCACGTACTCGCCGATGATCTGAGCCCACTCGACTTTCCGAACGACATAGTGGCCGCCGCCGTTCTTGGTACGAACCTCATCGCCAGCTTTGACAGAGCAACGACCTGCGACCATCTCGTCAGCCATCATCCGAATGCCATTGAGCGTTGCGGCGTTCATCGTTTCGTCTCCTGGTTGGCGTCCTGCGGGTCTCACTTGCCCGCGTCATGACCCCATTGTAGCAGTATCGCAACTACGTGCAAGGGGGCTTGAGGATTTTTTTCGGAAAGGGCGTTTTCCAGGGAGTTAGCGGGCCTTTTTGGCCTTCCGGGCCGCCTTTTTCTTGGCGACACGCTGGGCTTCGTGGCGTCGCGCCCTGGTCGACAGGGTCTCCCGCAGAGCCTCGGCCGAGGCCACGTTGACCAGCCACGCCCTGCCATTGGCCTTCCAGCCCTCGACGCGGCCCCCGCTGCTGCGGCGTGTCGCCTCGTCGTAGTGCTCCTCGAGCTCCCGGCGCAGGTACTGGGCCGAGCAGCCGGCGATCTCGGCCGCTGCAGCCACAGAAACCCAGTCGTCCTGTACCGCCATTGCAATCATGCCTCAATCATAGTTGCGGAAACGCAAGAAGCAAACCGCCCAACTTGCCCCGGCCGGCCGATCCCCCGTAGGATCGACCGCCGGGGCCAATGTTCGACTGGAGGCGGCGGGAGTCGCAGACCTGTACAGGTGTGTACAATGGTTGGCCCTGCGGACGAAAGGGCTAGCCATGACGATGACTTTTGCGGAACTGATTGAGCGATACGCCACGCTGCGGAACCTCGACGCCAAGACGGTGTCGCTTTACCGGGGCCTGCAGGACAGGCTGACCAAGTTTCTAGGGCACGAGCCAACCGTGGCCGACCTCGACGACCTGGTCATCTCGAGGTACTTGCGGTGGCGTGCTGACACGCCTGCCTGGATGGGCCGCAAGCCGTCGCCGGCCAGCGTCCAGAAGGACAAGGTGATGATCCAGGCGGCGTGGAACCTGGCCGCTAGGAAACGGTGGGCGGCCGACTTCCCCGAGTTGCCACGGATCAAGGTGCCCAAGCGTCTGCCTACGGGCCGGGCCTACACCACTGAGGATGTGGCCAAGCTCGTCCTGCGGGCCAGGAGGAGGCAGGGTAAGACCGGAAGCCAGCCTTCGGCCTGGTGGTGGTCCACGCTCATCTACGCGGCCTACTGCACCGGCGAACGCTACTCGGCCCTGACCAGCCTCCGCTGGGGCCAGGTCGACCTCGGCCGGCGGAAGGTCATCTTCCTCGGGGAGACCCGTAAAGGCCGCACGCGGGACATTGAGCGGGACATCACGCCAGACCTGGCCGCCATGCTCGCGGCCCGGCAGGGGCCGCCAGAGGCCCTGGTGTGGCCCTGGGACCGCAAGAGCCGCGCCCAGTGGAACAGCCTCAAGCTCTTGTGCCGCCTCGCAGGCGTCAAATACAGGGGCTTCCACGGGTTCCGAAGGACGGCGGCGTCATACGCAGCCCTTGCCGGCGGGACGGCCGCCGCCACGCAGCTGCTCGACCACGCGGACCCCAACATGCAGCAGGTCTACGTGGACCCCACGATCTGCCCGCAGGCACGAGCCACACTCCCGCCGCTCGACCTGGGCGGGCCGGCGAAGTGACAGGTGTTCAGTTTTCCGGCAGTTCCCGCCGGACGTATGGTTTTGTTGCCCCGAAGGAGGGTGTGATGGCAAAAAGAAAAAGTGGCTGTGGCAAGTTCGTGCTGATTGCCTTCGGGCTGTTCGTTGGCCTCGGCATGGTCGGCACCTTAATGCGCTCACGGGATCGCGTAATGGTCGAGAAGGGGCTGAAGCCGGCCCCCAAGAAACAAGAACACAAGCCAGACCCGGTCTTTGAGCATGGTTTCCGGGTTGGCTTTGGCATGGCCAAGACCGGAATGGTGAAGCCAAACAGCTCGCAGCTGGATGCCCTGTCGCGGCAGGCGGCATTGCAGATGGGCCGCGAAGGAGGGCTTGTGTTCAAGATGCCGTGGAAAGACGGGTTCGCCGCTGGCTGGAGCCAGGGCGATTAAGTGTTGAGCCGGCAGGGGGCGATCGGGTGGAAAGGACGAAACACCCGGCCGCCGCGCCCCGCCCGGCTCAATCTCGACCCTGCCAGTACGTGACCCGCTCCTCGGCCCTGGCCAACTCGCACAGCAGCCTGGCCCGCTCGGCCAGCAGCCGCATGACATCGGCGGCCAGCGTCCCCGAGGTGCCGGTCCACGCCCCCTGGAACTTCCGTGCCCGATGCTCCATGCGGACCAGGTCGTCCTCGGTGAGTGCAGGCCGCAGGTCACTCACGGCTATTCTCCGTTGGCAACTTCGGCGGGTAGACAGCCTCAATGTCCCAGCCGCTAGGCAGGCACACTGCCGGCGGCAGTTCGGGGTGCTTGTCCATGAGCATCTGCCATTGCCGCTGAACGTTCTCGCGCACTTCAGCAGTGAGCGGAGCGTTAGGGCGAATCACCACGAACATCGGGCGCGGCTCGCCTGGCGCACGGAGCACGTCGATGTCGATCTTGCTGAGCTGTGTCATGAGTTGCCCTCGTCAAAAAGGACGATTGCCAACAAGGCGTATGCCGACAGGTCGAGCAACGTATCCCGCACGCCTTCGTGCACCAGGCGGCCGGTGCGGCAGAACGTGCGGAGCCGCTGCACCTTGTCCGCAATCCGCACCATGCAGCCACGCCACGGCTCAATGTTGACGAAGTCGGCACCACTGCGGACGTTGGCTAGCGGGTCTTCCTCGCTGCCGTAGTCGGCGCTTTTGGATTCGTGGAGCCGCTGCATTTCTTGGAGCAGGGCAACGAACGCCGTGCTGCTGGGGTGTTGGCCCTGCCGCATGGGCTTTCCTTCGCAGCACGACTCCCGGGCGAGCAGCTCGGCCGCACACCTCTGGGCCGGCTCGCAGCCGGCGAGCGGGCCGGGCTTGTAGCCGACCAGCTTGTCGTCGCTCGGGTCCGTGTTGTCGAGCCGGTCTTTGACGGCCGCCCGTAGTGCATCGTTTGCTCTCTCCAAAGTCGCTGCTGTCATGTCGTCGCCTTTCTGGTTACGCGGTCCTTACGGTGCCGTCCTGCATCACCCGGTAGTTGTGCACGTCAAACGCACCGCCCTTATGTATGGCGACCATGGCAAATCCCCAGTTCCACTTGTTGATCCGCGCGTACTCGGGCCGCAAGTCGCACAAGCAGCCCGTGCTCCAACAGCCCGTCTCCTTGTGCCACATATCGGACTCAGCGTGATTGCTCGTGCGGTGCGAGTGGCCCACCAGCCCGGTTGAGCCCGTCCGCAGGAACACGCCCCGGGCCACGTTGACCGGCGCGGCCATGCCCTTCGGTAGCTCGTGGCCGTGTAGCACCGGCAGCTTGCCGAGCATCACGGGCCGCTGGTCCTCGACTAGCGTGATGTCGTGCTTCGACAACTCCAGCCAGGCCGACAGGCTCATGCGAGGGTCGTCGGAAATCTCGGCGGCGTGCTGCCACAGCCAATGCTGCCAACGCTCCTCATGGTTGCCGCTCTTGTAGACGATGGGGATGTCAGGGAACTCCTGCCGCACGTACGCCAGGAAGTCCCGCACGGCCTCGAGCTCCCCCTTGAAGTCCCGCTGCGTGGGGTCTTTGGTGTATCGGCTGATGGCGTAGAAGTCGGCAATGTCGCCATTGAGCAGCAGGCCGGTGAGCTCTTGGTCCTTGAGAAAACCGATAGCCGCGGCCACGGCGATCTCGGAGTGATACGGCACATGAACGTCCGACATGATGCCGACGTTGCCCAAGACGTTCAGCCGGTGTGGCGTCCACGAGTCGGCCACGCTTTTGGGCATGGCCATGATCTCGCCAGCGCTGCGCTTTGCACGGACGGACGCAGGTTTCATCTCCTTGAGATTCTTCTTGCCGTGCACGCCGAACTGCCGCTGGATGCGTTGCCGGGCCTGGTCAATCGTGATGGCCCCGTTGCACTGTTTCACCAGCCGCTTGGCGAGCGTGCGAGACGGCGCGTCGGGGTGCTTCTCGGCCAGCCGCTTCGCCATTCCCGTGATTGCGTCACCGGCCATCAGTCCACCTCCTTGTAACCGAGTGCCGTCAGCACCCGCCGCTGCACCCGGGCCAACTCCGTGATCGACTCCTCGCTGATCGTCGGGCCGAGAACGGCGTGGGCCAGCTCGTGCAGGATCGTCTCAAGCCTCTGGCCACCACGGAGCCGCTCGTCAATCAGGATCCGGGGCCGCTTGGCGTTGTCAAAGTACGTCCACCCAGCGGCGTCGCCGGTCAACTTGGTGAACCGCAACAGCCACCGCTTGCCGTCGATCTTGACCTGGTGGTCCTCGGGCATGGGCGCGTCCTTTCGCCCGTTAGCGTGGCAGGGCTGTCAACCGAACACGGCTTTCGCGTACCGCTGGGTAAGCCGCCTCGCTCGCATCTGCACGCGAGTCCCCCATTCATTGAGCCACCGCTGGCGAGCCTCACACCCGCACCCGCCGGGAGTGCCCTCGGTGCGCGTCCACCGCTCGACTCGCTCCTTGGTCACGCCAACGCGAGCCAGGCACCGCTCCAC